TTACACCGACCCCATGCACTGCTTGTATTCGGCCTCGCGCCGCCCGACCAATCCTGGCAGCACTCTTCCACCCTGCCTGTTCCAGCGCTTGATTTCGAGGCAAGCCCCTTCATAGTCACCGGCATTCAGCTTTGCAACCAGCGTCGAACCGCAGAAGGCAGACGTGCCGATGTTGTAAGCCAGGCTTATGAAGGCATCATACTCATGCTGATGCAATGGCACGTGAACGCACTTCCTCAACACTCCCTCGAACTTCTGGACGTCAGACAGGGCGCGCGCCAGCGCTTTGGGGACGGTGATCGTGTCTCCTTGGCGCACCCCTTCCGTGGATCCAAAACCCAAGGTATACACATCGTGCGGAGTCGGCAGATAGGCCGCCGCCCTGAAATCTTCCTGTTTTGTGATACTCACATACCCCACCGCTGACAATGCCATGGCGGCAATTGCCGAACGTACAGCTACTGTTCCTGGTTTCATTTCGCCAAACCCTGGTCAAAAATCACACCGCCCACACAAGATAAACGCACCAAACAGGACTCCAGGTGCGCCAAACGCCCCGCCTATCCACTCGACTGCTCAACGTTAAACCTGATCAGTCCGGCAGGGATAAACGGAAACGTTTGCCACCCCCCGAAGTTACTCTGAGGTTACCTCCGAATTTCCCCCAGAAATTACCCCCCGAAGTTACCTCCGAAGTTACCCCCGGAATAAAACGGCAAGAGCGCCGGTCTCAACGCTCCATGCCTTCTGCAGAACATCTTTCCCGGTTGTCTACAAATTACATGCTTTCGCCAGTTGAATAAGTCCAGCAACGATGAGGCACAGCCCGCCAGTAATAAGCCCCGTATCTGCACCGCTATTGATCCACGCGCCGACGGAGAGAGCAGCAATCCCCCCGTATGTTATTGGCCAACCTTTTAACCAAATCATGGCTGCGACAAGTCCCCTATCGTGTATTGTTTCGGATTGTGATCTTTGAAAAAAAAGCTGTTTCAAGTACTTCACTCCTTGTCAGAGTCAGTTACCTGACCGGCCTGTCGGTATTCAGCCGAAGAAACCAGTTCACGGCATTGTTGAGGCCGCACGCGACAAGCAGACTGGTGTACACCCACCCAGGCGCAATCTCTTTGATGAACCCCGTGAAAAACTCGACTCCGGCGATTACCATCGAGACGGTTCCCAGGACTCCGTTGAACCAGAGCGTCTTGGATTTTTCCCTAGGCTTTGCATCCATTACGCTCCTCTGCCCTGTCAAATCGCTCGGCATCCTCCTTGCAGTCCAGGTCACAGTACGCGCCCGGAGATTCCTTCCCGCAATTGATACAGTACCCATCGTGCTGGCGTACCGGCTTGCGCCTTTTGATGGCCGCCATACCCGCCATAACCTGCTTCTTTTTCAGCTCGGAAGCTCGATGCACGTCGTCCAGTTCCCCGTCGTCCATTTCCATGCTGCCCATTTTCATGTCGTCCATTCAACCCCCGAACTTCCCGTAAAGGAGCCGAATGGTGTGTCCCGCAGCCCATAGCCCGGCGATAACGGCGAAGGGGGGGGCCATCCACCTGGAGATCACGTTGACCGCCTGAGCCATGTTGATGAGCGGAACGATCGATACGATATGAGCCATGCTGTCTGCCATTCGTTGAACATTCCCGCACATCTTGTCTAACGTTTCCGATTGCTTCTTTTGCAGCTCCTCGTGCGTGTCGTGCCGCACTTCAAGCACGGCAATACGCTCGCCTTGCTCATATTGTTTTGCCTCAAACTTTGCAACTCTCTGGAGAGCCGGGCATTCGTGGTTCATGGCATTATTAAAGGGCGATGAGTAAGTTAGTAGGTGATGAGTAAGCCGATGACCACGGTAATAACCGCGCACGCCCCTGTCAGGATCCAGCGGGTATACTTCGAGTTCCTGGCGCTATCGAGCGCGTCGTCCGACAGTTTTTCGAAGTCTTCGTTGGCCTCAGCGGCAAAATCCTTGGCCTGCTCCAGCACCGCCCGCGCTTCCTCGCCCGCTTTTTCCCAAACCGATTTCGTCATTTCGAGTCTCCTAAATAAAAAAGGCCGCGAATGCGGCCTCTGATGCAACAAAGGTTAAATCCAGTTTCCCTGCTTTCGTCCAAACCCAATCATGCTTCCTGACCCCCCGGACAAAACCGGCTGACATAGTGATCAGGGCGGTTTCGATCCATGGAAGGTAAATGCCAAAAACAAAGATAGCGGCCCACGCAACTGGTGCAACTGATAAATGCGCCATTAAAATTTCACCGCAGCTCAAACCACTTCGTAAAGGTGCCGGAAGTATTGGTAAAAGTTATCTGGTAGGTCGACCCCGGGGGTACCAGGAAATATCCCGACGCGGTATACCCGGCACCATTGGCGTACCACGAATTGTCAGCAATCATCGCCCCATCCACGTAGCATTGAGCGCGCGGGTTTGCTATGCCCCCAGCAGTACCCCATGCCGAAACCAATATCGTTCGCCCGGTGCTGTTCGTATAGGTGACCCCCGATGCACGGCTGGCCGTCATGTCTTGATACGTCTGCCCCATGCCGATAACGGTAGCCCCCAGATTATCCGGCGTGATACATCGGGCAGCGTCTGTCCCTGCTTGAGCTTCGGCATCGGTCGCAAGCTCGGCAATACCGGATCTTGAAGTGTTTGCGGTCTGCCCCATGACAAAAGCAGTTGTCGCGATTTGCGTTGTGCTTGTACCTGCGGCTGCCGTAGGTGCTGTGGGCGTGCCGGTAAAGGCCGGCGAAGCGAGAGCAGCCGCCCCAAGAGTTATCCTCGCCGTGGCCGCATCCGCGTCATCGATGAGAGTCAGGCCGAAAGCGCTCACAGCTGACGAAGCCAAAGCGCCGAGCGTCGCCCTGGCGGTCGCCGAATCGGCATCGTCCAGCAGCGTGCGAATAAACGAAGTAACCGTTGCAAGCGCCGCCGCCCCGCTTCCAGTGAAATACGGAACCTTGTCTGCGGCAGATGCCAGCGCTCCAAGCGCGACCAGGTTCGCATTGAATATTTCATCAAGGGCGATCTTCGTCATCCCCAGCACAAAGTGATCCCCAGCCGCCCATGTTCTCGCGGTCGTTCCGTCCAGGCCCCGGCCGTTTGCCGCTATGGTCATCGCATCGGTCGAACGTGCTTCGATCTTCACGATTTCCCGGTTGCCGGACGAGTCCTTGAAAATCCCGTAGAAATAATCCCCGGCCACCAGGTTCGGAAACCGTGCCCCCTGCCCTGCTGTCACGGAGAATGACAGCCCGCCAGTACCGGAAGGAGCTGATGCGATGGTGGCTGTGCCGAAGTTCGAAAAAACCAGTCCCATAAATTACCCCCGTAGTTACCCTCGTATTACCCTCGTCTCAGAATCGCTGTTTGCAGGGGAGCTCTTGAGTAATTGCGCGCCTGCCTCATCCCTGCCTGCCCGGTCTTGATCTCGAATTGCTGCGCGTGGTATTGCGCCAATTGCGGGCTACTGTAGGGCTTCTTGGGCGACAGCATCATCCTTGCCAGTGCTCCATGAACGATCGCCTCGCGGTATTCGTTGAAAATGTCATCGTCTATGCCGGTCGCGCTCGGAGATGGTTTTAAAGCCACTTTCAGCGTGAGCGTCCCGCCGGCATCGGGCGCAGGCACCAGTTGCAGGGACGTGGTGCCGCCCACGATATACTCAGGCGTTCCGGTAGCATTGCGCCAGTCGTCCACTGCAGACGCGATGTTCAGTTCACCTGCATTGCATTCGATCTCGTCACCGTCAAACTCGGCATAGGTAATCGCATGCACTGCAGCGCCTGAAAGCGGGACGAAAGCATATGACGCGGTGCCGGACGTCACGGCAATCTTGGGGTGAGCGTATCTCCAGGCCAGAGACTTCTCACAGAAAGAAATAGCCGCCTGGCGTAGCGCAATATCGACGGCAGCGGCAGGTGCGCCCGGCAGGTCTGGCAACACGTAATCGTGGAAGGCGCTCCATGGGGTGGTCATGGCTGCGCCTCGGCACCGAATAGCTGCATGAATAAGGCGGCACGCCCGGAATTCACGAACTCATCATCCGCTGTTTCCGCGCGCGCAGTCACGTAATCCGCAAGCAGCTGAACATACTGGGCCGACAGCGGGAAGGAATCGCCTGGCGCCTTCTCGCCATTCGGCAGGCTGCCGAATTGACCGATGAACAAATCGGGACGGCGCTTGAGCATCGCCAGAACACCGTGGTTCGCGTAAGTCATCAGGTCTGCATCCCTGTAGCGCGCCTTGTCCGAGTCGTTCAATGGCAGGCGGGCAACATCCAATACGGTTTGGTACGTGATCGCCATCAGACGAATTCGGCCTGTTGCTTGCCGAAAAGAGCGATCACCTTATGGCGTATCGTTGTTTCTGCCAGCCGTTTGTCCAGTCGCTCGTTGTAGTTCTTCTCGGCGAAATCGATCAACGTCGCCTTGTCCATGCCGTGAAAATCGATCACGGGCAAAGGCTCTTCTGTGGGTTCCAGCGGTTCAGGAAGGCCGATTTCTTCCGTTGCTGGAGCATCACCTGCAGCCCTTTCGCCCTTTTCGCCCTTTTCACCCTGCTCCCACTTTTCCCATACGTCGGCATGACGGAGCAGGACTTCTCCCACTTGCGCGGTGACGTTCTTCACGTCGCCCGGCTGCCACACCAGCTTTGTATGCCGGTCCTGCTTCGGATGGTCCAGTTTGTATCTGATCTGCATTTCAGGATCCAAATAAAAAAGGCGACCCCTTGCATGCAAGGTGAATCGCCTGAAGTCCCATGGTAAAACCTCCCGGTGGTAAAACCTCCCCGTGGTAAAACTTCCGGGTAAAGCTTATTTCCTGCCGGTCGCGACGCCTTCAGCGATAGCGGTAATCTGGCCGCTCGCAAACGTGGTTGCGGCTACGGTCACAGTCATGATCACATCGACCGGGAATTCGAACTTGATGGGGTCGAAGCGCAGGTCTGTGAGATTCGGGGCGGACAGGATGGTCGTCCCCGCGGAAAAGTAAGCGTCGCTCAGGGGCGGCCCATCGTTGGAATCGACCGGCGTATAGCCGATCTTTACCGCAAACGACGTGCCGCCCGTGTCCAGGTCGGCATTGTTGATCTTCAGGCCCGTAACGGTCATCCCGGCAGGGATGCGAACCGGCTTGTAGACATCAGCCGCCGCACCTGTTGTCGGGGTGACGGAACCGTACACCTTCATGGCATTGCCATACACGCCCATATGCCGCGTTTTGGAAACCAGATCAGTAGCGCTGAATGTTGCCATTAATAATTCTCCTTACCAGATAAAGGACTGGCGAGGCTTATTCAGCCCCGCCATGAAGAGTTGGATCAGACCGGAACAACCGCGTCGACGGCCACAACGCCAAAGTCGGTCGGCATTCTCGTACCCGTTCCGTTATCCACCAGGAATTGAGTCTTGGCATAGCCGCAGACTTTTTCGCCCATCACTTCGAGGTTGCTCTCGAAGTTATACCAGTGTTCCTTCCAGCCGAATTGCATGCCGGAGGTCTGGGTCTTGCCGTAGGCGATCCCGAGCGCTTGCGCACCGAGAAGCAAACTGCGCTCAACCACATAGTTCGTGGCGAGGCCAGCCGCGATGGTGACGTCAGTCTCGCTGGTCGTGGTCGAGTTGGCATAGTGCTTGGTCGTCGCGTTTGCGGCAAAGCGGATGGCGCGCTCGTTCTTGACCACCAGGATGCCGTTCCACATCCCGACCTCGCCGGCAAACAGCGGATGCCGAACATCGAAGTAAGCAGACCGGTTCACGGCGTTTTGCTGGAAAGCACGCAACGAGCCTTCCGTGAGCAGGTTGGAATACACCTTGGGCGATACCAGCAAGACCCACATCTTGGATGTGTCTGCCGCACGGTCGCCAGCCAGCTTGACCGGTTGGAGCGGATAATCCATCTCATCGATGATGAGGCGCAATTTGTCGATGTGTGCCAGGGTCAGGTCATCGGTTGTGGTCACCGAGGCCAGTTGCGCACCGCCTTGGGTCAGGCCGGTCCCGTTCACGACAAAATGCCGGTTGTAGGTCGGCGCCTTCACAGGGTTGACCAGGATCGAATTGAAGCTCGATCCGGATTGCAGCGGCACAATCCAGTCTGCTCCGGTTTGCGAACCGCGCGCGCCGGCGAGGTGCACGAGCGCGAGTTGCGCATTCAGGCGCGGGAAATACCCGGAGAGTTGCGCCAGGGCAATCTCGCGCAGATTGTGCTTGGTGCGTTGCTGCGACATTGCTCCGCCGGCATCGACCACCTTGCTCATGAGGTCGATCTTGATTTCCATCGACGAGAAGGAAAGCGGACTGCCTTGCCCTTCACGGTTCGCATCACCCATGAGAGGCTCGCCGCTGATCGTATCCACGAGATCGAGAGATACGGTATCGCCCGCATTCTTCATCAGGTTATCGATACGAACAATCGGAGCGCCGGGAGAAGTTTGCCCGCCCACTGCAGCCAGCTGCGAGGCGTCAACCGCGCCCATCAGTTGCTCAATGGCGTTGGAGGGTTTCAGCGAGTTGGCGAAAAGTGCCGCGCTGTAGTGCTTGACTGCGAGATTGCCGGCCCCGCTGGTTACCGCTGTTCCCGTTGCAATGTTTGTTTGAGACATTTTTCAGTTAATCCTTTATGAGTTCGGCTCTCATGGCGGCTTGCCTGTGCGCTGGCATGGTCATCAGTTTGGCTGCCAGTTCAGCAGGACTGAGACTTGCCAATTGCTCGGCTTCCGATGTCGGATTTGCACCGCCCTGAATGTCCGATAGGGTTATAGGTTTGCGCGCAGGCGCAGACTCAACCTTGGCTTTCGCCTTGGATTTCATCTCTTCTGCGCTTTCGGTTCTTTTCGTTCCGGAGGCATCAGGCATAATGGCGCGCACCCGACGGGCGACTTCCTCGAACCGTTCCGCGTAGGGCTTGTTGGCCCACTTGGCGTTTTGGCGAAGAATCTCGTCCTGCCTTTGCGCTTCGTCCCAGGCTTCCGGATCATTGGCTTCCCAGTGCACCAGGTCAGGGTTGTTGTCCTTCGCTTCAGCAACCTGCTCGGCAACGCTCAATTGCTTCACGCGCTCGGATTCCTCCTTTTCGCGCTTCAGCTCTGCAAGCGTTTGCTCCAGCTTCTCGCCTTGCTTCCGGCTCCCTTCGAGAACGGCATTAATCACGGAATGCAACTCAGGCATTTCGGCCTTGAGGTTTTCCAGATGTTTGGAAATGGCGTCATCCGCCGCCGCAACATCCTTTTTCCCCACTGCCTCATCCTTGACCTGCCGCAGTTCATCCAGTTTGTTTTGGGCTTCCTGGAGTTGCTGCCTCAAGGTCGAGTTCTCCACCCGCAATTCCTTGTGTTTCTGGTAAGGAATAATCCCTTTGCCGCTCTTGTTCAGGACGACCGGCTCTTCCTCCTCACCCGCGTCATTGGCCGCGCCATTGGCCGCACCACTCGCCGCACCATTAGCCGCGCCGTCAACTTCCTGTTCGGGTTTGTCGGTTGCCGTCTCTTGTGCCTGGTCGCTTTCCTTGCCCAGGATTTCAGATACTTTGACGGGGTCGTTCTCCAGCATCTCGATCTGTTCCGGCGTCAGGTTCGCGATCTGTTCGTCCGTAAGCTGATTCAGTTCCATTGCTTCTGTCTCCAACTGCTTGACCCAGTGAGCGGGCCTGCCAAGGCAGGGTTGAGAAAGACTTCTGTGACTTTCATGACTTTCATGACTTTCATGACTTCCATGACTTACATCACTTCCGTACGCCGTGAGCGCGTCGCATTAAGCGAAAAACCAATAAAAAAGCCGCTCAATGGCGGCTTTTTAAAAAGGAGGCGCATATGCGGGACTGCATTACACCCTATGAATTTACCTGGCTACAGGCCCCTATTTACACAATGGCGATGCGGGTATCATATCCTCCTCCGATCCACACGTTACGGCTCTATCCTCCACCGCACCTATACTGGGCGGATCCCTAAACGGGTTGCCGTAAAAATCGTGAAAACCGTCAACGCCGTCAACATGGATGCCTGCTTGCGTGAACCCCGGCTTATAATTTGCGTCGAGTGCCGGATCGACGAAAATAAAGTTAGTAAGGAAATTCAGTGGGATGGCGACGTCAAGCTTGTTGCGCATAATAATAGCGTTGTTAGAACCCGTGAATCCGTTGTTTGATCCGTCGATTTTTTCCAAACGTAAACGTACACCGCAGTTGTCGTCCAGAGCTTCCGCGATAATTATATTATTTGTGACGACACCATTTCTGCAGAAGGGATTGAAGAGGATCTCCCCGTTCGGACCAAGCTTATCGTCGGTCTTCTTGTTGTTGTTGAAAAAAGTATTATTGATTACCCACGTATCGTCCGCAGGGTTGCAAACCACTCCAGACTGCCCATTGCTATGCGCAACATTTGCAATGAGACGGTTTCTGTCACCGCCGTTTATCGAGAACCCGGCGCCCTCATTGTGGTGGGAGAGGTTGCCGACAAAACGGGAATCCTGGGCGACATCATCGAGTGCAAAACCGTGCCCCTCATGAGGAGGTTGCGCTTTGCTATGGTTGCCGTACGATTCGCACTGTTCGACCCACAGACCTGAGCACCGGCCGTTTTCGAAAGCGCAAGTGACTCCTGATTTAGCGGGATCGTTGCCGCCAAGGTTGATGAAAAGCTGCAGTTGGTTCCCCATCTTCGCAACACCATATTCCATTGGTGCCGGAGTAGTCTCGTTGCCTTTAGCAGTTGGTCGAACTTTGTGTGCCTGCCCGAGCGCACTGATGTAATGCACATCCTGTTCAGCATTAGCTTCACCAATAGCCAGATCATGCCTATATATATTGCTGTTGATGTCGACGTGGCACCAGGCAACCGAGGAGTGATTCCATTTGGCCGAAAATCCATGTCCACCGCCATCACTTTTCAGCCCATTGTTGTAAAATTTGCAGCGGAGTACCCTGATATCTTGGCCACCGACGATTATGAGGCCGTGCGTCTCATTGTCGAAAAACTCGCAATCCTCGAGTTTATGTTCTCGCGGCGATGCTGAGGATGTTGGCCCTTGGAGAATGTTAAGTCCGTTGCCCCCCCCCTTGGCCCCAGGTGTATTTGCTCCCCGGAAGAAACAACGCCGGAAGTGAATTCCCACCGTCGCTAAGTTACAGAAAACCGAGTTTCTGCAATTCGACTCTGTCATATCGAAATACATATCCTCAAAATCGATGTACTTGCTTCCAGTAGCATTCAGAATCGTAAACGTATCGTTTGCGCCGGAATACCTCCAGATTGAGTAGGGACGTCGTCCCTCACCGTAAACGCCATAGCGAGTGCGGACCGTATCACTTGAGCCGCTAAATACCCCCTTTTGAGATGCTACCTGGGTAGTTCCTCGTTTGAACAGGAAAGTATCGCCGGGTGAGACTAAGTGCGAATTGAAGTTCGCGTAATGCTGCTTTGGGCAAGCCTCTGTGCCAGAATTAGTGTCCCTACCATTCAGCGAATCAAAATACCAAGTAGTAGCCATGCGTCACCCCCGAGCTGTAATGGGTTAATATTGGAGCGTCGCCGGGCCTCGCTTGCTGCGCCCGCACTGATTTACGCTCAACACGTCTCAAGATTCTGAGACTCTCTCCAACAATAGTGGAAAGGGGGGTGAAAGTTGTAATAAAACGGTTAAATTTCGGTTAAATTTGGTTGAGTTCGTTAGAACTTTGGTTAAATTTTAGAAAATACCAGTGTCAGACTCGATATGCTTAAGTACTGACGGTCTGCATTTTCCTGTGTTCGAATCTCCACGCTATCTTCGCACTGTAGGCCATTCCCGGGCCCACCCATGAAACACATGTAACCGCGCGAAAAACGCCTTTATCTCTGGATCGATAGGCACCAGCTCCGGGCCCACCTCTTCAATTGTTACAGGTGGGCCCCAACAAAAGCATGGCCGAGTATGTCGCGTGGCGATGTCTTTCTAGTGAGGCTCTTAAGAATCTCCCATCAGGTAGACTTCGGCCTTTTAAACGAATAGCGCGGCGTCGCCGAGACATCATCCACCGCTCCGATATTAGGCGAATCGTAAAACTGCTTGCCGTAAAAATCTTTCCCGCCAAGATTTGCTCCGGTGCGGATCAACTCGGCAACGCACGGCCTGTAACTGGAATCCAGTTTCGGATTCATATTGATTGTTCCAGTGACAGAGGCATTCTTCTCAACAGCTACCGCGTGGCCGTAGATACAGTTTTTCGTACCAGTGAAACCAGTGTCGGTTGTCTCGCGCGAAATGCCGTAGGAAACGGTAGGCAAGAGGATGTTGTTCGAGATAATGGCATCCTTGCAGTAGCCGTTGAACTTGATCTCGGCATCGTGCTTGCCTGGGCCAGCGTTGTTTGCAAAGAACGTGTTATTGCAAGCGTTTAATCCGTCGTTCGGATTTGCGACCAACCCCGCCTGCCAATTGCCGTAAGCGACATTGCCTCTTAGCAGATTTCTATCGCCCCGGTTAATCGAGAATCCCCCACCCTGGTTGTTATACGAGAGATTGCGCAAGAACTGTGAGTCGTCTGAATAGTCATCAAACGCGAAGCCGTGGCCTTCGTGGTACATGGCAGACTGATCCCAGTAATTGTCGTAGGATTCGCAGTCTTCAACGATAATCCCTCCGCACTTGCCCCATGCGTAGTTAACCATTTGCCCATTTGGGTTAGCATTGATATTGAGGTAAAGCGTGGTACCAGATACACCGAACTCGCCGACTCCAGGTGCTGTCTGCGATCCGGAAGTCAATCGAATATGCGGGTATGCTGACGCATAGACATTGACATAGTAGACAGCCAGCTCAGATGCTCCCAACGCACGTGAGTAAATCGTTCCACTCACGTTACTCCATCCGCTCGTTACGGATGTGTTATTTGCGCCGGCCGAGAAGCCGTGCCCGCCGGTGGGCGCATGTGCGCCGTTCCTGTAGAACTTGCTGCGACGGACTATAACTCCCTGAACACCTTGTAAAAACAGTCCGTGGGAATCGTTGTCGAAAAAGTGACAATCTTCAATAACATAATTCTGAGGTAATGCAGTCGCGGAAGGTTCCCTGGCAATATTAAGTCCACTGCCCCCATGAGTTACCGGAGTATTTGATCCCTGGAAATAGCAGCGTCTAAAGGCTACCCCGATTGTCGGATTAGCCCCCTGCGATGCGCAGTACACCGAGTTACGGCAATTGGAATTTCGCATGTCAAAATACATATCCTCAAAATCAATGTATTTTGCTTGCTGCCCATTAAGGATCATGTTTCCGCTCGGGGCTCCGTACTTCCAGATCGAATATGGCACCTGAGCCTCTCCATAGGCACCAAAACGGCTTCGAACAGTGTCACTTGACCCGCTGCGAATACCTCTGGTCGGGGTTGTAACAATTTGTTCCACCCCGCGCTTGAAGAGAAAAGTATCTCCTGGCGCGGTTCCGGTTGCGTCCCAGGTTTGTTTTGGCAAGTCAATGGTGCCGGGGTTCGCATTCGATCCATTCACCGCGTCAAAGTACCAGGTAGCCATCAATTCCCCACGAAATGCAGGCAGCGATAGTACTCAAGCGTCAAGGCATCTCCCGCGCTCGCTCGTTGACCGATTATCTGCACTGTCATGTTATTGGAGAAATCGATTGCATAGGTGGCAGGCGTACCCGACCCGGCAGTCATGTAGGTGTTGTCGTACGGCTGAATCTGCGAAGCCAGGGAATTACGGTTCGCCAGGACAACGAGCGGGCCTTCCTTGACGAAGGTCGTGCGCGTTGCTGAGTAAACGGTGCTTGACCCGATCTTGACCTTGAGAATCTTGTTGTTGGCCGAACTTGTGAACGTCCAGAGCGGTTCTATCTGCAGGATGCTGTTGACGCCAAGCGTGCCAGCCGTAATGGTGAAAGAGGCCAACACTTCGTCAGAAGTGGTGAACGAGCAGGAAGCTGCGACTGCGGAGTTCGACAAAACCTCAACCGGCCTGGAAACGGCTGGATAATTTCCAGCGGCGCCGGCTGCGATCAACTCGGATTCAGTGGCTGAATCAAACAACGCGACGGTGCCCTGGCCAAACCGGTAGCCGCCGACGGTAAAACTGGTGAGAAACTTGATCATCGACCTGTCCTTTAAGAAATTGTGTTGTAAATGTCTTGTTGAGATATCTCTTCGGTTTTCAGCGTTGCATCGTTGTGGGCTCTCCCGGCTTGGATGTCCGCCAGCTGCTGCTTGATGTCCAGCTCCCGAGACCTGTCGGATAATTGTTGCTGGGCAGTCTTTAGCTGATCTTGCAGTCCTTGGTTTATCGTCATAGCCTGTTGCAATTGCTGGTGTAATTGCTGCTGCATTTGTTGCGCCTGAGGGTCCTGCCCCCCGCCTGTGCCAATCAGTTTCCGCAGCTGATCGGCAATCTCATGACGGTTCGGCACATCCGATAGCTCGAGCATCGCCGGGTACAGCACAGCCTGGAATTGGGGCGGAGCCGCGGAGACAATCTGAGAAAACGACTGCAGTTGCTGCGCGCGAAAGGTCGGTGTCGCTGGCAAGTCCTCGAGCACAACCTTGACTTCTGCCGCGGTGATGTCGTTGATGACCTTGTCGCCGTTCTGCTGGTTGAAATAAACGATCTTCTTCCTGCCGCCCTGGCTGGCCGTGATTTGTGCGGGCTGGCCGGCCAGATCAGCCTTGATGAACTCAAGAAGCTGCTCTCCGACAATTCTCCTGGCATACCTGAAATTGTCGTTGGGCTCTGCCAGCACGGTTGAGCCTTGTTCCACCAGGTTATTGATGGCGACACCGCTTGATGTTTCCGTAGACTGTCCCAGCATTGCACGGTACACACCGCCCACCTCTTCAATCCGGCGCTTGCGCTCTTGCACGAGATTCATGATCTCCATTGCAAGTTGATGCTCCTGCGTAACCTGGAAGCCGTTTGCGTTCCGGCGATTGGCATTCAATACCGTCATGGAACGCAGGCTGCTCATGTTCTGCGCGACTTCCTGGTACGTGTTCTGGTTCAAGTCCAGCGCGTCGTTATCGACCACTATCTTTCTGGAATTCAGAATCTCGTACAGCATGATGTCCAGATCGATAACCTGATCCTGGGGCCCGCGCATATCGCGGATCAACCCGTATGGCGTGCGGCTCCGGTCCTTGCGGAAGCACCAGAAAGGCACGTAAGGGAAATGCTTGTGCGGCAATGGGCTGGGCACGTCCATCAGTTTGTGCGGCCCGAGCCAGATCGATACCCTGACTCTCGGAAGCAATGCCTTCTGCACTTGCACAAGCCCTTGAGCAATAGCCGCGTCGTGGTATGGGTTCTCAGGGCTGTACTCCACCGATCTGCCGTTCGGCAGCATCAGCACAACGTCTTCCTCAAAGTGCCGATACCATAGCTCGGACAGCTTCACCATGCCGGATTGACGGTTCAGGTAATCGTCGTGCTGCTGGCTCCAGGCTTGCTCATTCTCGTACGCCCTGGCCATGTCTGAGTCGTTGCCGTCGTACACATCGGTCTGGGTCCAGCCGGACCAACTGTTCTCGATGACAGCGGCCTGATCTGGAAACACTTTCAAGGCCTGCTCGCGATCCACCCACCGGTCACGGCGAAGGTAGCGCGCATCGGATAGATCAGGTTCTTTTGCGAACCAGTCCCAGAAAATCTCATTCCGGTGCACTTCCCGAACACGGTACGGATATTCCAGCGGGGTGAATTCGCGTGATACCTCAACCCAGCCGAGCCCCGTCCGGATCATGCTCGAGTAGGCATCGGATATTGCCCGATCAGCGCGCGATTCCGTCTCGACCTCCTTGATCTTGGCGGAGAGGCCTTCTGCTATCTCGGCTTGAGCCTCGTCGTCGGAAGTAATCTTGTAATCGGTGCGCGAACGCGCTTCCAGCCCAAGCACTGCATTGATCGTCGGCTTGATGAGGTTCGAGTCGTGGGGCGGGATACCCGCTTCCTTGAGCTTCGCGATAACCGCCTCGTTCAACTGGGCGCCATCGTAGTAATCCGCGTCGATGTCTGCATCCAGGCGCCATTTCGGTTGCGCGCGGATGTCGCGGCATATCTTGTCGTAAGCCTCGATCGACAGATCCTTGGTGATACGAGCTTCCGCCATCAGGCTCTCCACCCGGACATCCTGATTCCGCGAGCACTCGCCGCGGGCCTGTCTTCTTCGATCGCTACGGCGAAATAGCGGAACGCATCAGCCGCATGGGAATGATGATCATGCAAAGGCCGATTGCTGAACTGTTTCGTATCAGGATCAACGTCGTAACGGTAGTGTCTCAACGATTGCAACCCTTCAGCACACTTGGTTTCGTCGAAATAGCAGCGATTGAAAACAGTCCGGGCAGCGTTGATACCGTCCACGATCGACAGGTTTGGGACAATGCGCACGCTGCGTCCCAGTGAGCGGGCAATCTCTTCAATGCTCCGTCCACTGCCCTGCTCTTTCGCTCGGGCATCATGCGGCAGCCAATCGACGCCGTAGATGTAACCCTTGTTTTGCAGTACCGATATGTAATGCTGAATAGGCATCTGGTTGTTCGAATAAAAATCGATCAGACGGAACTCGGTGTTGATGTTCTGCGCGAACCAGATGCTCGTGTTATCCGCCCAGCCCAAATCCCAGAAGGTATGCACCTGCTTGGTTACGTCGTACGAAACGGCCCTGATCCTTCCTTCTTCCTGAGCCTGGCGCAGTTCCCGGGCATAGATCGCACCATCCAGTGTTACTCGGCACTCTCCTTCCCAGATGTTCTGGTAGGCATCGGGATCCTTGCGCTTGAGCTCGTCCTTCTCCTTCGGCAGCGTCGTCTCATGGAACCAGGGGTTGTCGCTCCAGTTGATCTTGACCACAACGGCATCGGAAGGCGGATTTGCGACAAAACTCTGATAAGTCTCATCTGTTGCCAGTTCCGGGTTGAATGTCAGCCAGATTTCCGACGATTCCCGCCGGATCGTGGGTATCAATACTTCCCAGGATGATTTCGATACCGTTTGGGCTTCTTCCACCCATACGCGATCAACACCCTCGAAGGATTTGATCTTGGTGGGGTTGTTGCGCAACCCGGCAAACACGAACTCAGAGCCGTTCGCACCCTTTATTGTTGAGTTCTGGACCTCGTAGAAAGACTCCAGCCCGAGTGCTGCAATCTGGGACTGCAGCAAGTGATGCACAGACTCCGTAATGGAATTCTGGAACTCTCGCGCACACAGCACACGAAGGGGTGTTGCAGCCGCTTGAATCAATAACGCCCTGGCAACACCCCAGCTCTTGGCCCCGCCGCGGCCGCCGTATAGAACCTTGTAACGGGAAGGCTGGAACAGGAACTGCAGCTTCTTCGGGAATTCGGCTTTTACAGCGGTCATCAACACGTGACGGTGGACGACGTTGCAAACTCGTCTTCGCCTGGGCGACACTTGTCAAAAGGCGAAGTAACCAGTATGTCGTTTGGTACGTCGTCGGATACGTCGTTGGGTACGTCATTGGGAATGATAGTCGGAGACGATGGAAGCAAATCTCCAATATGTTGGATATATGATTTCGCTCTCATCTCTTTCTTCAACACCCATTGAAGATGCGCTCCAATGATCAGCCACTCTTCCATGCTCGGCGGGTTACTCGGTTGCATCTCAGCCCGGCCTTGCAGCCAATAGCAGAATTGTTCAGCGGTCATATCATCGCCCGCACAACAACAGCACCGGCAACGCCAAGAAACACGTCCATAAGCATGATGCTTACCCTGTGCTCTTTTCCATCCTCATCCACAAAGCAAAACTCAAAAACACCGAACAGCTCTCTGAATTCTTCAAGACTCATTTTGGTTGACCCTACCCTTACCCTACCCTTACCCACATCAAAATAATCGATTATGGAGCTTCGTAATAGCTCAATTTTTAAGCAGATTACGGTTTTTCAGACGAAACGAAGCAAATTTGCACACTCGGTAGATTCACCGGCTTCTGGCTGTTATCTTCACGGAACAAACCAAGGTGCTTGCACAGACGCTCTTGGGCGCTGTTCTTGTCCCACAGCTTGATCTTTTTGGTTACGCCAATGACTTTGTCGCCCGAATTGATCTCATCGACTTCAATGGAAGCGATGGATGCCGCCGCTGCATCGTCCAGTTCATGGATCTTCTTGAGCGCTCCATCGTCATTGAACATCTTGCGGACATCGGAAAAGGCAAGCGCAGCGACCTCGCGAATAACTCGTTCGGCCTTAACGTCGCACTTGCCGGCGAGCTCTTTTTGCTTCAGGGCAACCGCATTTTGAATCCCGGCATTGCTCAGCAACCTCGACCCATTGGCTCCTGCCGAGGGTGCCCCTCGAGCGTTATAGCCAGCGCGGCGATAAGCAGCTGTAGCGTTCAGGTCAACGCAATACTCTTCAACGAATCTGCGCTGCTTTAATGTCAGGTCTTTTTTCTTTTCGCTCATCGCACTTCAGCCTTTGCATTGCAGCCCTTGACGGCTGCCCGTAACTTGATCTCGCAAGCCCAGCGTTCTTCGATCTCTGCCCGCAACGCCCTGTTGATGGCAAGCGCGTCATCCTTGGTTGATACCCGCTCCATTGCATACGCATCCTTGCACTCGGGCGGCATTTCCACTTCGCACGGGACCGGAACGGGACGGTCTATAACTTGCGTCTGGATGATGGGCTTACCGGCGCAGCCGAACAACGCCGACACTGTAAGTGCCACGAATGTTTTCTTGAACAGGATTCTCATTGCAGCTCCGGCATCAGGATGTTCAGGTAAACCTCTTCGCCTACGGGCTCCACGGGCTCAATACCTTCCGGGTCGAACTCCGCCTCGTGTACAGCCTCAACCCTGCCAACAGTCAGTATCTTATGAATAGCCTCACCGACAGCCTGATCGTCCATGCCTTCTGATAACTCTACCCAGAGCAACTTACTCACTGGCCCTCCGCGAAGTGACATATTCGATCTGCTCACGCTCGAGAGCTTGGCACTGGGTCTCAGTGGGCTGAGGCGGGACACCGCTGCGTATTTCCGCTGCCCTGGTTACGTGCCAGGTAGCTGTCTTTGTGGCTTTGGCCATCTCTGCTTCTGCACCCCTCATGCGATCACCGGCAGCTTTCTCGATCCCGGCCACGCTTTTACGTACCGACTCGATATCGGTCTTGCACTGGCCGTTCTCGGACATAAGTACGGCATTGCGCGTCTGTAGCCGGTCTTGCGCCGACAAGGCAAGAGCGATCTGCGCCTTATCCTTCCAGTCCTTTACCTTCCAGCCGGTACCGAATCCTGCCAGAGCCGCTACAGGAATGAGGATTGCCAAAGCCCATACCAGCCAGGCGGGTTCAGGGGTGCCTAAATCTATTCTCAT